CAAGCTATTAAGTGGAAACTCTACCTACAACTCATACGACTCACGTTGGAGATACATGCTGGAAAGCTACATTGGTGGAATGGAGTATCGCGAGGGCGGACATCTAACACGCTACCAATTAGAAACAGATGCGGAATACGGTGCGCGTCTGCGGGCAACACCACTAGAAAACCACTGTGCGTCAATAGTAAACACCTATAACTCATTCCTGTTTCGTGAACAACCCATACGTGAGTTTGAAAGTCTTGAAGGAATGCCAGAACTATACTCATTCTTAGAAGACGTGGACTTTGAAGGACGCAACATTGACCAATTTATGAAGGACGTTCACACCTGGGCAAGTGTGTTCGGTCACTGCTGGATGATGTTGGTAAAGCCCAACGTGGGTTCGGCCACAAGAGCAGAAGATCAAGCCCAGGGCATTCGTCCATATGCTAGTCTACTCACACCACAAGTTGTATTGGATTGGGAATACACTCGCAAGCCCAATGGTGAATACAAACTCTATTACTTCAAATACATTGAAGATATAAATGGTGACGTAACTACAATCCGTGAATGGTGGGATGAAGCTGTTAAGACTTCAATCATCAACACGTCAAAAGACAATATTGAACATCAATACGTTGAACCAAACGGCCTGGGATTGATTCCGGCGGTGTGTGCGTATAACAAGCGTTCATCATATCGTGGCATTGGTGTTAGTGACATTACTGACATTGCTGACTATCAGCGTCTGATCTACAACTACTTGAGTGAGTGGGAACAGTTGGTTAGACTCAGTGTTCACCCAAGTCTAGTTAAGACACCAGACACCAACGCTGGCATTGGCGCAGGTTCAATGATTGAAGTTCCAAATGACACTGACGGATCGCTCAAGCCATACTACCTAGAATATAGCGGCGCCAGTATTGATGCTATTCAGAGTGGTATTGAACACGCTGTTTCAGCAATTGACAAGATGGCCAATACTGGTGCTGTTCGCGCAACTGAAAGCAAGAAGATTAGTGGCGTGGCAATGGAAACTGAGTTTGAACTGTTGAACGCACGTCTAAGTGAAAAAGCAGACAACCTTGAACTTGCTGAAGAGCAGCTTTGGAAGTTGTGGTGTGTGTATATGGAGCGTGAATGGGAAGGCGTTATTGACTACCCAGGCAGCTTCAACATTCGCGATACGGCTCACGAGATTGAGCAATTGCGTGTGGCATATGAAGCAGCAGAACCTGGCAGTGTAGCAGCACGCGGCGTCCAAAAGAGAGTTATGGAATGGCTGGACTTTGAGCAAGAAGAACTTGCGGAGCTTACAAAAGAAGTCACTCCACACATTATGCAAAGTCTAACGGGTGAGCTTAGAGCAGTTACAACTCAGTCACAGCACCAAGAGTTGATCTCTATGGGCTGGACTGAATACACACAAGGAATGAACAATGAGTAAACTAGGAGGCTATTATGGCTTATAAAAAGAAAGGCAACGGCAAGAAAAAGAAGTAAGTTAACCTATTATAGTATTTTGCTATGATTATACTAAATAACAGTAGCAGCAGACAGTAGGTTCTGTCTGCTGACACTAATTACAAACAAACCGTTAAGAGCGGGCGAGGATTACAATGGCCGAAGAACAAAACATTGGCGAAGCAGCAGCAACTGACGCAGCTGATCAAAAATCAAGTCAGGCACAAGAAGAAGCAACAAAGACATATACCCAAGAAGAAGTAGACAACATGATGGCTCGAATGAAGGGCAGCATGGAGAAGAAACTTCTAAAGCCTTATGAAGGATTGGGTGATCCAGAAGAACTGCGTGATCTGAAAACCAAAGCGGAACAACAGCGTGAGGAACAACAGCTCAAGCGTGGTGAGTTTGAAAAAACACTTCAGGAGAAAATGTCAGTAAAGGATTCAGAAATCCAGAAGCGAGACGCAATCATCAAAGAGTATAAGGTTAACACCCCACTACTTGATGCAGCAGCACGTTATAAAAGTGTGAACCCAGAACAAGTCAAGAGCTTGCTGGCAAGCAATGTGCAGTTGGGTGATGATGGCGAAGTTGTGGTTACTGATGGCAAGGGCGGCGTTCGTTATAATGACAGCGGCAACCCAGTAGGTGTAGACGACCTAGTGCGAGAATTCTTAGATTCGAATCCGCATTTCGTTCAACCGACAGCATCAACAACCCACACTAAGAGCAACTATTATGCTCCCGGTGGTAAACTTGATATCTCAAAACTAGACATGAAGAATCCTGCGGATAGACAAAAGTATGCCGAAGCCAAGAAGGCCGGCAACATTTAATACGCCAATATCTTAAGGAGATTACACCATGGCTAACAACACAACCCTTAACAGTCAACTGTTTACTAATCTGCTTGCAGAAGCACAGTTTGCTGCATACGAGAACTCAGTAGCTCGTCAAATCGTAACAGCTTTTGATTACCCAGCTAACCAAGGCAAGACTCTTCAGGTTCCTGTTTACTCAGCAGTATCAGCAGTAGACCTATCTGAAGGTGTTGCTCCAAGCGCAGCTGACACCAACACAAGCTCAGCAGAAATCACTCTTGGTGAAATCGGCACATACTTCCAGATCACTGACTTCCTACGTGATTCTGCACAGCGTGACGTTATCTCTGAGCTAGGCATGAACGCTGGTATGGCCATTGCTGAAAAGATGGACCAAGGCGTTTGGGATATGTTCAATTCATTCACACAGAGTGTGGGCGTTGAGGACTCAGCAGTAACAGTTGACAACATCTTTGAAGCAGTAGCAACCCTACGCAGCAACAAGATCACTGGTCCTTTCTACTGTGTAGTTGACCCACGTCAAGCACTTAGCTTGAAGAAAGAACTAGCAACTGTTGGTGGCGCTAACTTGACCGCAAGTGAAATTGGTAGCGACATCCTACGTGGCTACTACATTGGTTCAATAGCTGGATGCCAGATCTTTGAATCTGCACTAGTTAAGTCAGACCTTGACACTGACAGTGACACTGAGTTTAACGCAGTAGGCGCAGTATTCAGTCCTAAGGCAATCGGTCACGCAATCCGTGGCGGTGTTGTAATGGAAGATGAGCGTAAAGCAGCAGCGCGTGCTACTGACATCATGGTAAGTGCCGTGGTAGGTCAGACTATTCTACAAGACAGCTTCGGTGTTAAAATCATCGGTTCAGTATAAGGAGTAGATGATGTCTTTTATTATTGAGAACAACAATGTAATCAGCTTTGCTGAATTTGATGACGTGTTAAAGCGTGATCAGAGAATCTTTGACAATAATGAAGGCATCACTGACGAGTTAGTTGAAGAGCATCTTATACAAGCTACGGCGCACTTGCTCACAAGGTTTCGTGCGCATAGTTGGTGGACAGACTATTATCTGCAACGCCGTGACACAAACGGCAATCCCATCAACACGTTAGCTGATATCCCAAGTTTAGATGTCAATCGCATTGTAAGCAGGCAGGAACTGTTCACAGAACTTGCTGTTTACACTGCACTCGCTGAGTATACGCTGCCTATGATAGCGGACTTTGGCGCAGAAGACAGCGACGAACGGAATAAGATGGATTACTATTCAAACAAAGCAGATCGTCTGTTTGGGCATTTAATTAGTTTGGGTGACTGGTATGACTTTGATGATGATGGCACTGTTGCATCGTCTGAAAAAGAGCCTGGACACTACAACTTAAAAAGGATTAGATAATGAGAGATGAAATCATTGAAAAAATACGTTTGTCGGGCTTAGGCTCTCTGGGCGTGAGCAATGAACTGCCATTTGATGACAATGGTCAGGCTCTCTTTATTAAGAACTCCAAACAAGTTTACGTTGACAATCCACAGACAAGTCAGGAGCCATTGTTTCAGACTTTGAATGGGGGCTGCAACGTAAACAACTCCACAACAACTGTCAGTGTGTTCTTTGCTGTTGATGCGAAGAACAAACCCGCTGATTATGAAACAAACATTGCCAAATTACAGAGTGTCAAAGACAGTGTGACATTTGAAGGCAGCACAAGCAGACTGGTGTTTACCAGCACTGAATATGCAGGTGATTTGTTGATCAGTGAAATAGAATATGAATTTACCAGGATAACATAAGGAAACCAATCATGGCTTACATTTACCCAGCACCAGGTAACGCAACATCACAGGTAACCCTCAACCTAAAGTTGACAGGTGACACCAATGGTCTTGACGTTCCTGCTCTGCAAGACGTAACACTAAACGCATCTAACGATGTATTCACTTGGACATCACTTGATAGTGCTTCTAAGCAACAGGTTGCTACTACAGCTACCAACAGCTTGAGTATGAACATTGTGTTGGACCAGCTAACATTCTTTGGTGACAGCGCAGCTACATCTGAAGACGCACAAACTGCGGGCATCTTTGGCCTTTCAAACGACAAGAATCTTGTTGATTTTGAACTGTTCATGGGTGACGAAAGTGACGGCAGCACAGGCAAAACTATAAGTGGCAAAGGCTACATTACTGGTCTTGCACCAACTGTGTCAGCGGACAGCCCAGTCTGGGTATCACCAATCACAATCACCGTAACAGGCGACTATACTGTAGTTTAATGTTGTGAAAACAAGTGAAAAAGTAGGGGGCTAGTTCCCCTACTTTTGTGTTTGCTAAATACAAAGTAGAGGTTAATAGATGAAAGATATAATTGAGAACAAGAGTGAAAAAGAGATACTGGAAAGTATCATAGCAGAAACTGCAAAAGCAAACAACGAAATTGCTTGCGCACAAACAGATATTAAGAAAGCCAAGAACAGATTGAACTTTTTAATCGTTTTGGCCAACAACTTGATCAACAGAAACGGAGATAAACAGAAATGAAACTACAACAACTCGCATCAAAGCCTACCCTTACCAAAATTGTAATTGACGACGAAGACATCGTAAAAGAATACGGTGAAGAACTTGAGTTCTACATCTATGATCGCCAGCCAATGTCAGTGTTTATGAAGCTGGCCAGCATGGATCAGAACGAAAACTCACTTGAAGATCTTGCTCACATCGTCGAAGATATGATTATGGATGAACAGGGTAAGAAAATCATCAACAAAGACGTTAGTTTGCCAATTGATGTGATGGTAAAAGTGATTGAGAAGACGGTGAATCGCTTGGGAAACACCAAGACCCCGACTTCAGTAGAGTAACACCTATGATGAACGCGTGGTTGACACTGGATTTTGTCGCCACGCGCTATGGCAAATTGCCAAGTGAGGTGTTAAAGTCGGGGGACACTGCTGACGTTCAGTGTGCAGAATTAGCTGTTCAATATGAGAACTTCAAGCGCAACGAAGAGAAGGACGGGAAAACTGCTCATAATCACTCACAAGAAGACCTACTAAATATGGTAAAGAAAGTGAAGGAAAAGAAAAATGAGACTGCGTCAGAAAACTAATAGAATTGCACCAACACTCACCCGCAAACAGCGCAAGCTGAATCGTGTGCCCAACGAAGCTCACGACTATTTCAAAAGCATTACACCAATTGACACTGGTAACGCACGACGCAGAACACGGCTACAGGGCGAAACAATCAAAGCAAACTACCCTTATGCCACACCGCTAGACAACGGATACAGTAAGCAAGCGCCAAACGGAATGAGCGAGCCAACAATTGACTTCATCCAAGACTTGGTTAAAGGGATACTAGGAAAATAAGATGGCCACAACTAGAGATAGATATGTATTAGACGTTGACACGCGTGGGGCAACAAGAGGCATCAACGGAGTCAAAGCTGCCCTAGGTGGCCTCGCAGGTATTATTGCCGTTAGCGAACTTGCACAGCTGGGTAGAAGTATTGTGGGCGTGGGGCTCGAGTTTGAAAAGTTTGAAACCATCCTTACTACACTAACTGGCAGCCAGCAAGCAGCACGTCAAGAACTAGAAAGACTTCAGGTATTGAGCAAACAGCTACCACAAGACGTAGCTGACATCAACAGAGCGTTTGTAATACTTGAAAGAAACGGTCTCAGCACCACAACTGAAAGCCTAGAAGCTCTATCAAACGTTGCCACAGCTAACGGACGCTCGCTAGAACAGGTGGCTGAAGCAACTGCTGACGCATTGACTGGCGAATATGAACGTCTAAAAGAGTTTGGTGTGCGTGTCACACAAGAGGGCGAACAATTAAGTGTTAACCTTGGCAACTCATTCTTGGGATCAGTAGCTAACGGGCGTGAACTTGTTGACTTACTGGTTGAATTGGGTAACACTGAGTATGGCGGCGCTGCAGAAGCCAACGCACAAACACTTGATCAAAGTTTAAGCAACCTACGTGGCGCTGCTAGCATTGCATCAAGTGAATTTACACAGGGTCTACGCCCAGCACTCAAAGAAGTAGCAGATGAAATAACCAATGTGCTCGAACAGAACGACCAACTAGCAAAAGAACTTGGTGCTGACCTAGGTGACGCAATCAAAGCAAGTGCTGAAGCAACCAAGTTCCTAGTGGCCAACTTAGACCTAGTTAAGGCTGCCGCAAGTGCTCTGATCACAGTTAAACTTGTTGAATTGTTTGCCGGTATTAAACGCAGCATCGGCGGAGCCATCAATCAACTCATTGAATTCAACGTAGAAGCCAACGGCGCTGCCAGAGGGCTTGCACGATTTGGTGTAGCTGGTCGAGTATTGGCAGGATTAGGCGCATTGTTTGGCAAGCTGTTGACGTTCATTAATCCAGTTACCGCAGCAATTGCTACCGCCGCTGGACTTTTAGTTTACTTCAAAGACACCACTGTCACTTTGGGTGAGACAACTT